ATGAGCAAAAACGAAAACGCCATTGTGCTCAAAGCTGGTGGGCGGGCCATGGAGTGCATCGGCACGGTCCGCCTCACCCCGGAGGCGGAGAAAGTAGTCCGCCGCCTCAAGGCCAAGACCGGCCTGCCCATCCGTCAAATCGTGTCGGACATCATTGTCCAGGCCGAAAACATCATCACCATTGAAACGGAGGAGGACTAATCCATGAAAGAGTACAAATGGAGCGTTGGCCTGCGCCACAAGACCACCAAGGCCAAGCTGGACATCTCCGTCTGGGCCCCCACCTGCGATGACGCCACGCACAAGCTGACCGGCATCCTCATCGGCCCTGAGTGTGAGTACGAATGGACCGGCACCGGGCCGGACTATGACAACGGCCCCAGGGAGCGGGACGCCGCCCCCACCAACCACTAAAAGGAGGAACAGCACATGAAAACCCCCGTTTCCCGCATTGTCCCCGGCAAGGTCATCCTCTACCGTGGGGAGCCCTGCATCGTCCTGGAGCACCGCAAGGAGGGCACCCTGCTGGCCGTGGCCGAGCAGATTGAGCAGTCCTTTGGCAAGACCAACAACTTCAAGGATGAGGACAACGCCCTCCGGGTGCACCTCAACGGCGCTTTCCTGGACAGCATCACCCAGGGGCACCCGGAGGAGGTCATCACCCGCACGGTGGACCTCACCGCCCTCAACGGCTCCAAGGAGTACGGGACCGTGGAGTGCAAGGTGGCCCCGCTCACCTTGGATGAGCTGCGCAAGTACCACGGCATCTTGCCCAACCCGGAGAGCTGGGAGTGGTCCGTGACCCCCTGGTCCACGCCCTGCGTGGATGATGACCATGTGTGGGTCCTTGGCTTGGGCTCCGGTGGCGACCTCGTCAACTGCTACTGCTCCGTCACCCTCGGGTCCCGCCCCGCTTTCCTCATTCCCTCCGATTTTGCGGTGGAGGATGACAGCAACCCGCTGGAGGGGTACAGCAACCGGGAGCTCATAGAGGAGCTTTTCCGCCGGGTGGACAAATGAGGACCGCCCAGGACCCGTGGGACAAGCCCCGGCGCAACCCCTGGCCCATCGTCATGGCCTGCGCCGCCATCGCTCTGGCCATCATCCTGGCCCTCACCGTTTCCGCCCTCACCTTAAACTTTATCTTTGACGCCCTGCTGGCGGACAAGCCCCCGGTGACCGTGGCCACGTCTGCCCCGGAGCCCACCAGCACCCCACCGCCCACCGCTCCGGCTGAAACGCCGGAGCTGGTGAGGCACCGGGATGACATTGTGAGTGACGGGCGGCTCCTGGCCTATGACCTCCAGGAAATCATGCAGGACCAATGTGAGCGCTACGGCGTGCCCTATGCCCTGGCGCTGGCCATCGCTGAGGTGGAAACCCACTTTGACCCGGACGCCACAAGCCCCACCAGTGACTATGGCCTCATGCAGATAAACCAATGTAATCATGAATGGCTCCAAGGCCTGGGCATGGACCCGCTGACCCATGCCGGAAATATTGAGGCTGGCGTCTACATCATCGGCGGCTACCTTGACCGCTACGGGGACACGGAGCGAGCCTTGATGGCCTACAACTGCGGCCCCAGCGGTGCCCAAAAGCTCTGGGACGCCGGTGTCTACCAAACGGACTACACCCGCAAGGTCATGACCGCCCTGGAACACTGGACAAGCATTTTGGAGGACTGACCTATGCCCTATTATACCACCTGCCCCTATTGCGGGGCCCACCTTGACCCCTGTGAGCCCTGTGACTGTCAATCTGAAAACAAGGAGGATTTACAAGATGAGTAACCTGTCCATGACCATCAATGTGGAGGCCCCGGCCCTGGTGGCTGCCGTTGAAAAGCTGGCCGCTGCCATGACGGTGGACCCCAACATCCTGACCCCTGACGCTCCCCGGCCCCAGATGCCCGCTCCGGCGGCTGTTCCGCCCCAGATGCCCGCCCCCGCCACGGGCCCGGCTCCGGCCATGCCCCAGACCCCCGGCCCGGCCCCCGCTCCCGTGACCCCGCCCCCGGCTCCGGCGGCCCCTGTTACGCCCCCCGCTCCTGCGCCCGCTCCGGCTCCTCAGACCGCCGCTCCTGTCATGCCGGTGGCCGGTGCCCCCACCTACACCCTGGACCAAATCTCCAAGGCCGGGGCCGCCCTGGTAGACGCCGGGAAGATGGAGCCCCTGCTGGCCCTGCTGACCAAGTACGGCGTCCAGGCCATCACCCAGCTCCAGCCCGCTCAGTATGGCGTCTTTGCCACGGAGCTGCGGGCTCTGGGCGCTCAGATTTAGGAGGTGCCCTATGCCCCCTGAGAAACACGCTTTGCTTTCCGCATCTTCCGCCTCCCGCTGGCTGGCGTGCACGGCGGCCCCCCGCTTTGAGGAGGGGCTGCCGGAGAGCACCAGCGACTATGCGGAGGAGGGCCGCCTGGCCCACGCCATTGCGGAGCTCAAGGTCCTCAAGAAGTTTACCATCATGACCAACCGCACCTATAACACCCGGCTCAACAAGCTCAAGAAAGAGGCCCGCTATGACCCGGAGATGGACAAGACCACGGACCTCTACCTGGAGCACCTGCTGGAGCAGGCCATGACCTACAACAGCTCCCCCACCGTGGCCGCTGAGGTCAAGGTGGACTTTGCGGACTATGTGCCGGAGGGCTTTGGCACCTGTGACTGTGTGATGATTGGAGGAGATACCCTTTGCATCACCGACTACAAGCACGGCAAGGGCGTCCCCGTGTCCGCTGAGGGCAACCCCCAGATGCGGCTTTATGCCCTGGGTGCCCTCAAGCGCTACGCCCCCATTTTCGGGGACGCCATCAAAAAGGTCCGCATGAGCATTGACCAGCCCCGCCTTGACAGCTACACCACGGACACCATCACGGTGGAGGAGCTGCGGGCCTGGGGGGAGAGCATCAAGCCCACCGCACAAAAGGCCTTTTCAGGCCTGGGGGAGTTTGTCCCCGGTGACCATTGCCGGTTTTGCCGGGGCAAGGCCCAGTGTCGGGCCCGTGCCGGTGTCAACACCGCCCTGGAGGACTTTGCCGGGTGTGTCCCGGCGGGCTCCCTCTCCCCGGAGGAGCTGCAATCTATGGAGGCCGCCAAGGCCAGCGGGATGGAGGCCCCCGGCCTCCTCACGGATGAGGAAATCGGTGACCTGCTGGTCCGGGGCAAGCTCCTGGTCCAGTGGTACAAGGACCTCGAGGAATACGCCACCACGGCCCTGCTGAACGGCAAGCCCATCCCCGGCTGGAAACTGGTGGCCGGGCGGAGTGACCGGGCCTTTACGGACCAGGACGCCGCCCTCAAGGCCATCATGGAGGCGGGCTATGATGAGGCTGTCATCTATGAGCGCAAGCCCTTGACCCTGGCCCAGCTTGAGAAATTGATGGGCAAAAAGCCCTTTGAGGAGGCGGTGGGCGGCTACGTCATCAAGCCCCCCGGCAAGCCCAAACTGGCGGAGGCCTCTGACAAGCGGGAGGCGTACAACCCCGCCGCCGCTGACTTTTCCGGGGTGTCCTCCGATGCGTGACACCGTGAGCTTTTCCCAAGACAGCTTTCACGCCACCATCTACCTGCCCAGCCTCCTGGACCTGCCCGTCAAGAACGTCCACAAGATTTTCACCATTATGCTCTGGGATGACCGGGAGAATGAGCAGGCCATCCGGGACACAGAGCTTTTCCTTGAGGACATCGTGCCGGAGAGCAAGCAGGCCTGGACCGCCGCCTCTGTGCGCTATCAGCAGGAGTGGCGGCTGATTGAAAAGCGTGCCACCGTGCGGCGGACCCGGAAAGACATCGAGCGGGACGCCGCCATCCGGGCCCACAATGATGAGCTCACCAGGGCCGTTAAAAAGGCCAAACGCCAATATGAGCGCTGGGTGAAAATCCAGGCTCTTTGGAATGATACGAAACTCAAAATGAAAATCATGTAAAGGAGTAAATGACTATGTATCAGAACGACCCCATGAAAGTGCTGACCGGCGAGTGCCGCCTGTCCTACTGCAACCTGACCACCCCCAGGGCCGCCCAGCAGGGCGGGGAGCCCAAGTACAGCGTCACCCTGCTCATCCCCAAGACGGACGTGGCCACCAAGGCGGACATTGACGCCGCCATCCAAGCCGCTGCCAATGAGGCGCTGTCCAAGGTGTGGAACGGGGCCCGCCCGCCCCAGCTCCGGGTGCCCATCTATGACGGGGACGGCGTGCGGCCCTCCGGGGTGCCCTTTGGCGATGAGTGCAAGGGCCACTGGGTCATGACCGCCTCCACCAAGAACAAGCCCCAGGTGGTGGGCATCGACAACATCAACTGTGAGCTGGCCCCCTCTGACATTTACAGCGGGATGTATGCCCGTGTCACCATCCGCTTTTTCGGCTACTCCAACAGCGGCAATAAGGGCATCGGCTGCGGCCTGGGCAATGTCATGAAAACCCGTGACGGTGAGGCCCTGGCGGGTAGCGCCTCCGCCTCTGTGGACTTCGCCGGGGTAGGTGCCGCCCCTGCTGCCGCTCCCGCCTACGGCGTCAACCCCACGGCTCCGGCGGCTCCCGCCTACGGTGTCAATCCGGCGGCTCCGGCGGCTCCCGCCTACGGTGTCAATCCGGCGGCCCCTGCCGCTCCGGCCTATCAGCCCCCCGCTCCCGGCCCTGCCGCCGCCACGCCGCCCTGGAACACCGCCAGCGGTGTCAACCCCATCACCGGCCAGCCCATGTAATAGGAGGACCGCACAATGAAAACGAGGTTTGACGGAAAAATCTGGGTCATGGCCTATGGCGTGGCCATTGAGGTTAAGGAGATGGAAACGGCCCACCTCCTCAACACGGTCAAGATGCTGGTGCAAAAGCCCGCACGGGTCCAGGCCATGCTTGTGGATGACATTGAGCGGGCCACTTTCGCTGACCCCACGGTGTGGACGCCCACCGGCGAGGGGGACACCCGCAAGCTGTCCCTCCGCAACGTGACCAGCCTCTCCGCCGATGAGCTCACCACCTATGTGACCGGCACGCCGCTTTTTAAGGCCATGCTGGAGGAGCTGGAAACCCGTGGCATCAACACGGAGAACATCATGCAGCTCTACACCAAGGATGAGGCTTTCCGTAATTAAGAAAGGACGGCGCTATGCACCATCTGAGCATTGACCTTGAAACCTTTTCCAGCGTCCCGATTGCCAAGGCCGGGGCTCAAAAGTACATCTCCAGCCCGGACTTTGAAATTCTGCTTTTCGCATACAGCCTGGATGGTGCACCTGTTGAGGTAATAGACCTGACCACGGGGGCGTACCTGCCCCCGTGGCTGGTCCAGGCCATCACCAGCCCGGAGTTTATCAAGCACGCATACAACGCCCCCTTTGAGTGGGGCTGTCTGTCCAAATTCCTGGGATGGCTGCCGCCGGACCAGTGGCGGTGCACCATGTTCCATGGCCTTTACTGCGGCTATACGGCGGGCCTGGAGGCCACTGGGCGGGCCCTGGGGCTGCCGGAGGACAAGCGCAAGCTGAACACCGGCAAGGCCCTCATCCGTTATTTCTGTACGCCCTGCGCCCCCTCCAAGGCCAACGGTGGCCGCACCCGCAACCTGCCCCAGCATGACCCCGCCAAGTGGGAGCTTTTCAAGGAGTACAACCGCCAGGATGTGGTCACCGAAATGGAAATTGACCGGCGGCTGGCCTCCTACCCCGTCCCTGACTGGGTGCAAAAGCAATGGGAAACGGACCTCATCATCAATGCCCGTGGCGTGGCCGTGGACATGGAGATGGTGTCCGGGGCTCTCTACCTGGGGGACACCGTGCGCCAGAACCTCATGACGGAGGCCATGCGCCTGTCCGGCCTCAACAACCCCAACAGCGTGGCCCAGCTCACCAAATGGCTCCAGGAGGAAACCGGGGAGGAGCTGGGGGACTTGCGCAAGGACACGGTGGTCCGCCTGCTGAAAAAGGACAGCAACAGCCCCCAGGTGACCCGTATGCTTGAAATCCGCCAGGAGCTGGGCAAGACCTCCACCAAGAAGTATGACGCCATAGAGGCCGCTGTGTGCCCGGACAAGCGGGTCCGTGGGCTGCTCCAATTCTATGGGGCCAACCGCACGGGGCGCTGGGCTGGGCGGCTGGTGCAGGTCCAGAACCTCCCCCGCACCTATACGGAGCCCCTGGCCCTTGCCCGTGACCTTGTACGCCAGCGCAACCTGGGCGGCCTCAAAGCGGTCTATGGCTCCGTACCTGATACCCTCAGCCAGCTCATCCGCACCGCTTTTATTGCCCCGGAGGGCCACGTCCTCATTGACGCTGACTTTTCGGCCATCGAGGCCCGTGTCATCTCCTGGCTGGCCGGTGAACAATGGCGGCTGGAGGTGTTCCGCACCCACGGCAAGATTTATGAGGCCAGCGCCTCCCAAATGTTTGGCGTCCCCCTTGAGCGCATTAAAAAGGGAAATCCTGAGTATTCCCTGCGGCAAAAGGGCAAGGTGGCGGAGCTGGCCCTGGGCTACCAGGGCAGCACCGGGGCCCTCATTAACATGGGAGCCCTGGACATGGGCATCCCGGAGGAGGACCTGCCGGACATCGTGGGCCGCTGGCGGGAGGCCAACAAGCGCATCCGTGACCTGTGGTATTCCATGGACAACGCCGCCGTGCAGGTCATCACCCAGGGCGGTTCCATAGGCCTCAACGGGCTCATCCTGTCCCATGAGTACGACTACAACCAGGGGACGGATTGCATGACCATCACCCTCCCCTCTGGGCGCAAGCTCTACTATAACACCCCCGGCATCGGTGAAAATCAGTGGGGCAAGCCCTCCATTTCATACATGGGCATGGACCAAAAGACCAAGCGCTGGAAACGCATCGAAACCTACGGCGGCAAGCTGGTGGAGAACTGCGTCCAGGCCATTGCCCGTGATTGTCTGGCGGATGCCATTGAGCGCCTGGAGGCCGCCGGGCTGCCGGTGGTGTTCCACGTCCATGATGAGGTGGTCATTGACGTGGCCCCCTGGACGGATGAGGACACCATGCTCCAGACGGTGGTGGACATCATGCGGCGGCCCATCTCCTGGGCCCCGGACCTGCCCCTCAATGCGGACGGCTGGGTGGGGCAATTCTTTAGAAAAGACTGATTGAACAAGCCCCCCCCCCGCTACCCATGCGGCGGCGGGCTGAGGGAGGCCGTATGAAAATCCTTGTTGCCTGTGAAGAAAGCCAAGCCGTTGCCGTAGCCTTGCGGCAACGTGGTCATGAGGCATATAGCTGTGACCTCATCCCTTGCTCCGGCGGGCATCCAGAGTGGCACATCCAGCAGGACGTGCTCCCCTTGCTTGACGGGTACGCCTTTTTCTACACCTGCGATGGAGCCCCACACTACATACTGGGCCGGTGGGACATGATTATTGCTTTTCCGCCGTGCACCTACCTCACCAACGCCAGCGCTGTCCGTATGCGAGTAAAGGGTGAAATTGTCCCAGAGCGATATGCAAAGGCGATGGAGGCCAAGGCTTTCTTTATGCGCTTTCTGACCGCTGAGTGTGAAAAAATAGCCGTTGAAAATCCCACTCCCATGAAAATTGTGGGCCTGCCGCCCTACACTCAGGCGGTGCAACCGTGGCAGTTTGGGCACCCATACACAAAGCGGACCTGCCTGTGGCTCAAGAACCTGCCGCCGCTGACCCCCACCAAAATCATCACAGAGGGCGTCACCCCCTGGGTAAACGGCGGATGCAAAGATGCCCACGGCAATTACAGACGCTTTCAAGGCCGCCGGGAGCGGGACCCACTAAACCGGGCCAAAACATTCCCCGGCATCGCCGCCGCTATGGCGGAACAGTGGACCTAAAACACCTTTTAGAAAGGATTGATTGACCTTGCAGTATCAGGGCGGAAAAAGCCGGATTGCCCGGTCAATCGCTGACATTATCAGCCTGACGGGGGGGGAGAACCCAATGAGATACCAGGGAGGGAAATCCCGTATATCCGCTCAAATTGCCCGGCTAATCTCCGCACGGGGGGGGGGCTTGCTTTGTCAGCCTATTTTGCGGGTCCTGCGCCGTGGAGAGCAAGGTGCAAGGCTTTTCCCGCAAGATACTCAATGACAAGCACGCCTATCTCATCGCCATGCTGCGGGGCGTCCAAAATGGCTACGAGCTGCCGGAGCTCATCACCCCGGACCAATACCAGCTCATCAAGGCCCATAAGGACTGGGACCCCGTGCTGGCCGGTTTTGTAGGCTTTGGGTGCAGCTTTGGCGGCAAATGGTTTGGAGGCTACGCCAGAAACGCCACCGGCACCAACTACGCCCTGCAAAGCAAGCGCTCTTTACTCAAAGATATGGCCACCCTGCAAAATGCGGAGTTTGTCTGTGGGGACTACCGCCACCTGGGCATCCCTCCCGGCTCCGTCATCTACGCTGACCCGCCCTATAACAACACAACCGGCTACGGCGGAGAGGTCTTTGACACCGCCGAATTTTGGAGGGCCATGCAGCTCCTGGCCGATACCGGCCACGCTGTTTTTGTCAGTGAACAGGAGGCCCCGCCGGGCATCGTCTGTGTCTGGGAGCGCCCTTTTACCCGTACCCTGGACCGCAACAAAAGCAATCAATTCAAGGTGACAGAAAAGCTCTTTTACTTACCACCAAGGAGGCTTGAGCCATGCACATGATTAACGACAAAGGTGAGGCGGTCTATTTTAACCCCATCCGCAAGAACGGCAAAGACCAGTGGCTCATCCAGGGCATTGGCTCCACCATCGTCCTGGGCCGTGACCGTCAACGGCGCAAGAGCCGGACCTTTACCCAGTATTCCCAGGCGGAGCGCTACCTGGCCAAGCACGGCTTTAGGGCCGATTGATTTTTCCGCCGGAAAAAACGCACCCGGCAACACATAGACCCATGAAATGACAAGCCCCCCCCCCCCCGCCAGTAGCGGTGGTGGGGCCGGGGAGGCACCCATGAAATATATTGCATCGTGCTCTTTCGGCAAGGACAGCCTGGCCATGATACTCACCATTATTGAGCACGGCCTGCCACTGGATGAGGTGGTCTTTTACGACACCGGGATGGAATTTCAAGCCCTCTACAATGTGCGTGATGCCGTTCTCCCACTTCTCCGCAAAAACGGCATCCGCTACATAGAATTACACCCAGACAGGCCTTTTCTTTATGACATGCTGGAGCGCCCCGTTAAAGGACGTGAGCGCCGTGGGTATGGCTGGTGTGGCGGCCTTTGCCGGTGGGGGACTACCTGCAAGCTCAAAGCCCTTGACCGATATGCAGAAAGCATTGGCGCAAAGGTGTATGTTGGCATAGCGGCAGACGAACATGACCGGCTCAAAAAAGAACGAAAGCCCTATAAAATCTTCCCTCTTGCCAGCTACAAGCTGACAGAGGCCGCCTGTCTGGAGCTGTGCTATGCGGCGGGCTACTTTTGGGAGGAAGATGGCGGTGCTGGTGTTGTCCGTCTATATGACATCCTGGACCGTGTTTCCTGTTGGTGCTGTTGTAATAAAAACCTCAAAGAACTGCGAAACATCCGCAAATATCTCCCTTTGTACTGGGAAAAGCTCAAAGACCTACAACGCCAGTTAGAACGTCCCATGAAAGGCTTTTATAAAGGCCAGCCCCGTGGTGTGTTCGAGCTGGGAGAACGCTTTATGAAAGAGGAGGCCGAACATGAAAAAGCGCAAGAAATACCAGCACCGGGACAAGCCCTGGATGTGTGACCCTGGGATGTGTGACCACTGTGTCTATATCGGGGAGGGTGACTTTATCTGTGACAAGGGCCCCGGTGAGCCGGTCATCGTGGTGGAGGACTGGGTGCCCAATGAGGACGCCGGGCGTTGCCGGAGGGGCCAGTGAGCGGCTTTAAGGTGGCGGAGGTGGCCAACAGCAAAAATGATGAGTTTTACACCCCGGCCTATGCAATCACCCCTCTGCTCCGGCATCTCCCCCCCCCCTTACTCAGACCGGCCCATCTCTATATGGTGCCCGTGACACGGAGGAAAGCCTTTTCGTGCGGATTTTCCGCTTGTTTGGCTACCAGGTGACCGCCACGCACCTCTCCACCGGCAAGGACTTCTTTTCCACGGAGCCCCCGGCCTGTGACTACATAATCAGCAACCCGCCCTATTCCCTCAAGGGAGAGGTGCTGGAACGGCTTTTTGACCTGGGCAAGCCCTTTGCCATGCTGGTGGGGGTGGTGGGCCTCTTTGAAAGCCAGCGGCGGTTTGAAATGTTCAGAGCGCACGACTTTGAAATTATGTATTTCAACCGCCGGGTGGCCTATTTCAAAAGCTATGAGGACCCCGCCCCCTCCCTAAATCCTCCGTTCAGCAGCGTTTATGTGTGCAAGGGCATCCTGCCCAAAACCATTGTTTTTGAAGAAATCGCAAAGAGGTGACCCAAATGGCAAGAAACAAATACCCTGGCCGCTGCTACTGCTGCGGGACCTGGACCCCGCCCGGCTATGGCCACTTTGAGCGCCACGCCGGACACTGGCGCATCAAGTGCGTCAAGTGCGCCAGCGGGCGGGTCCTCACCGACAAGGACCCCGGCGTGAAGTGGGCCCAGAGAGCCGTAAAGGAGGCCCATGATGCCTGACAACAAAAACCCTTTTCTCAACGCCAGCGGCTACCCGGACCCCACGGCCTACCACGCATTAAAGCCCATCATCCGTGAGGAGGCGGAGCTGGACGGAAAGGTCAATTTCCTCATCAAAGTCCTCAAGTACATCATAGCGGAAAGCGGCTTTGAGCTGCTGGCCCGCATTGAGCTCCGGGACAAAAGGACGGGGAGGTGCTTTCGGTGAGGGACGCCATTGCCATTGACTTTGACGGCTGCCTGTGTGTGAACGCATACCCCGGCATCGGAGCTCCCAACTGGGCCGTGATTGCCAAGGCCAAGGAACGGCAGACCGCCGGGGCCGGGCTCATTCTCTGGACATGCCGGGAGGGCACGCTGCTCCAGGCCGCCGTGGACGCCTGCAAAGGCTGGGGCCTGACCTTTGACGCCATCAATGAGAGCCTGCCGGACTGGATTGAGGCCTATGGCACCCGGCCCCGCAAGGTGGGGGCCACCGAATACTGGGATGACCGGGCCGTGAGGGTGCCGTAAACAGGAAAAGGAGCACATCCGCCATGCAATATGACCGCAAAATAACAATCTCCGCCGGGAACAACCGGCGGGCCATGAACTGGACGCCCCAGACCATGCTCATTTCTGAGCTGTGGGCCCGGCTCCAGACCCCGGCCAGAGGCACGGAGCCCCTGGCGGAATATCTGAATATGAAACAACAGCGGGCAAGAGCGGCGCTAAACCGTTGCGGCACAAGGGCCGGGGCGGTTTTCCTTTTC